GTAGCGCGAGTATTCAAAGTCTTCGTACGTGATGCACCTTTACGGAAAATACGCTTAGATGCCTTACGAGAAAGCTTATGACGACGACGAGACATAAAAACCTCACTTTTTAAAAAAATTCTTAACGGCCTTGAAGGCCTCCCAAATCGCCGAACCAGAGTTCAGCAAAACATTAACGAACTTTAAAATCGCATCTATCATTTCGCAAGATGAGCGGCGCCAACGGCGGAATTTGTAAGCGGCGCAGTCGAATTAAAAGGATTAATCAAATTCATCCACTGTCCAAACTTCCAAGCGCTAGAGTGCTCTTTCATATAATCAAAAACTAACTTCTGCTTCTCAGAAGCAATAGCAGAATTTTGGGTCATAAACTTTGCTTGCTTTAAATTCTCTTCTTGAATTTTATTAGCAATCTCTTGACCTTTCGTTTGAGACCACATCAAATTAGACGAACTATCAGAAGCAACAGCCTGAGCACGCTTCAAACCAGCGTCAGCTTGCAAAGCCGAATTCTGAACATAAGTCTGTTTCTCAAGAGCGTCCTTCAAATTCTTTTCAGAATGCTGTGTCTCAGTCTCGGCACCAGACTTCATCGCTCCAGCGAGATCAGGAGCAACAATCATAGGTGCGTTGCCAGAAGCACCAGAACCGCCGGTAGCCGACAGGATCGGGTTAAGACCCGCTTTACGCATATCAGCAACTTCCCATTGGTGCCGATTTTGCATCGCTTCTTTCTGATGCTTCCACGAAAAATAAGCACTAGCAGCAGAGCTACCTAAATTAAGGGCTCCGCCAATTGCGTCTGACCAAGGAAATCCCATATCACTGTCCTAAAGCAAAGATAACAACAGTGCCAACAACGGCAAGCCAAATAACTAAAGCCATAACAGCTCCTTAGAAGTGATCAACCAAGCCGGGCACTGAATACACAGGCATCGGACGAGCACACTTCAAACGAATATACGAGTCAAACAAGAATTGCGGCTCATCCTGAACGGCAATTACACGCTTCACGGGCGGATCATCCTGAATGAATTGCGAAGACAATGTCGGCAACGAAGCAAACTTCTGAGCAAGATGCCAAGAATCAAGCGGCTGAGGATCAGTCGAACGGAACTTGCCAGTAATCTGTCCAGGGTAATAACGATACTCTGCATAACGTTCCTGATAACCAAAAACCTTATCGTCATCAGCAGTGCCTTGGGCGTAAATCTCTTTATTCAAAACAGCTTGTTCGCCAAGATGCGCCAACACAGGCCAATAGAAGTCAAAACGACTCTGACGCGACCACATGCGATTCAGACCTTGCTGATAGGTAAGGTCAGCACGAACATTCACAAAGCCAAAGACGTAGCCATGCTCGACAAAGGACTTCGAGAAGCCATGGAAGCTGTCTGAGGCTACACCGTAAGCAGCCAAATTGCCTTGAGGCGTCGTCTCATTAGTAGCTGAAGTCTGCTGAACAGGATTAATCAAAATACGAGCAGACGAACCGCCAAGATACTCAGGACGCTGCAGACGAGCATCAGGCGAGATCACGCCGAAATGCGAACGCAAAATTTCTGTATATCGCGTTCCTCCGCGAGCATCGCGTTCATAAAGCTTTTGAACCTGAAAAGCTTGACGAAGGTCGTTGATGGAAATCGGAGTAGCACTAGACAAATCAGCGAACATATTGTCATGTAAAACTAAACCACGACCAGCATAATAAGAAATTCTACCTGGATCCGAAGGGTTAGCTGCAGTAAGTTTCACAGGAAAGGATTTAATAACATTGGACCACGGCTGATCCTTCGAACCTAAAGTGACAGGATCAGTGTAATTAACAGGATAAGCGACAGACCAATTGGAAACAGAACCGATACCGTGATCAACATGATACGAACCGAACTGAGCTGCCAAAGTGATATCGCCAGTAACCTTCGCACGGCCACCAAGCGAAATCTCCACGCCAGGTCCCTTTTGCGGCCACGGCAAACATGACGTGAAGTAGTCATGACGCTTGCCACGGCGAACTAAGTTGTAGTCAGACAAATTGTCAGGACCGTCATTAGTCGGAACTTTCAAAGAATCCTGAAGATTCTCGTCTCTAAACCACTCATTGAAAATCAAATTGTAAGCGCGGAAAGGAAGCGCATTAACTTTCAATGCTGCATTGACATTCGTCGGAAGACCGAAATAGTCCCACAGAGTTTGATTCTCAACATTCGTGCCAGAAACAGTAGGAATCAAAAAGTCCGTTGGATCACTTGGATTCTTCTGTTCACCATTGAACTTCTGCCAGTTGTCCCAAACAAGGCGATTAGGAACAAAGAAAAAGAAAGTCTCTAAGTACAGATTGTCCATAAAAGGGACAATAGGAGTAGCCAGACGAGCAAAAAGCGTAGCAGTCAACTTAAAGCTATCGCCTGGAAGAACTTCGTCGACATAAAAAGGTACAAGAAAACCGGAATTAAAAGTTGTCTTATATCCATGAGAACGATCAAAGACCGATCGAGGAATCTGAGTCGAAGGAATCTGAGAGAACAGATGCTGAGTAGAACGATTAACAGAAGACATGTACTTATCCAATAGCTATAGATAACAAAAAAGGCGACCAGTTCGGAAAGCCCTCTCATCGAACCAATCGCCTTACAGCTCTAAAGCCAAGACTTAAAAAGCTTTATCACCGTAGGGCAAAGCATATACCACAAGTCAAAGAAAAAGCAAACATTCGAGCAGTGCGTTGGGTACCCGCACGTGCATCGGGGTGTCACCGGAACCAGTTACATCAAGTACGTAACTGGTTCCGGTATGTACCCGTGCGCAAATCGTTGAGATACCTAGAAAAAAGAACCATTTTACCAAGGCAGGTAAAATGGTTTGGGAGGGATGGAAACCATCCCTTATATGAGTTATTAGTAATTACCCGTTGTTGTCAGAAGAAGACGGTTTAGGATCGGCAGATGGAGTCGGCTGAGGAGTTGACTCAGGAGCTTTAGACTCTTCAGGAGCAACAAAGCCAAGATCTTCAAGCTTACTTCTTTGCTCAGGATCGTTGAGCGCCTGAAGAAACTCAGATGGAGAATTATTGAAAGACGAGCGAACACGAGACGGAAGGCTTTCAAAGTATTCAGTTGCACGAGCAACAGCATTCTGCGCAGTCTGAAAATCTGTGACGTCAGAAAAGTCACCAAACTGAATTGGGCGCTTCGGGGAAAAAGGATCAGTCAAAAAGCCTGTCTCAGCATACTTTTGCAAGATATTGTCGATCATGGTCTCATCTTTAAAGTGCTGTTGAGTCATCGACGGTTCAGTAAAGACAATGCCTTCAGCGGTAGCATTTGTGTGATTAATTCTGAACTTCATATAAGCTCCATATAAAAAAGTCCTCACACTACGCGAGGACTGATTAGAAGAATCTCCGTGTTGCGGCCGCGTCTGTACTTAGACTTCGGCCTTAGCAGGCGCGGCCGCTTTAAGGTCCTCAATCGTAGATACAAAAGCAGTCGCAGCGGCAATCTGTGTCGGAGCAGAGGCTACAAGCTCTCCAGTCTCATCAGAGTACTGACCGATCTCATAAAGAAAGAAATCGTCGGGATGCTGACCAACAGTAGTGCGACTATCACGAACGAGATCAGAGAAAGACCGAGATGCATCAGCTGCAGAACGGCTGAAGAACGGCGTATTAAAAACCTGAAGTTTAGAGTCGAAAACGGAAAAAACTTTAAGGATCATGATTGATTCTCTTCCATAACGCGTCTGAGTTTAGCGGCTTTCAGTTCTTGGACGCGTTCACGAACTGAGAGACGTTGCGGCGAAGCTTCGCCAGTATCTTCAAAATCACGACCTCGCTTTTCGCGAAGACGCTTAATCTCTTCAAAACGAACAATATCAGAACGCTCCAACAACTTATCAAAATAAGCTGGAGGATTCATCATAATCTTCTCGCTAAGAATAAGTCGATCATTAGTATAAATATCAGTCATGTACTTTTCACAAAAGTCATGACCAATGCCAGGTTTAAGCGAGCAATGACAAAATTCAGCAACCTTACCGTCGTAATGCTCAAGCTTCAAAGGACCTGTAATTTTCTTCGTAACATAACGAGCGACATAAGCGGCAGTCTCAAAGTTGACTGAACCAATCGAACTAAAACCATACGGCCAAAGTTTCTCAAGCGTACGGCTACGATATAAGTTATTGCCTCGACGAATCGACCAGAGCTGTTTATCTACAAAAGTAACGCCAAAAATTATGGCGTGATAGTGAGGACGACCAAGCTTATCGCCATACTCACCACACATGAAAAAGCGAAGCTGTTGACCAAAACGGCTCATGAAGTATTTACGCATACGCTTCATGAACAGCTGAAAATGCTCGTAATGAAGTGAGCCATCTTCAGGCAAGTGAGCATCGTCATAAGTCAACGTAAGAAACATGTTGTTCTTATGTGACTTAGCTTCAACAACGCATCGAGCGGCCCATTCACGAGACTTAGAAAGACGGCAGCCAATGCATTGACCGCAAGGAATCTTAAACTCAGAAAACGGAATAGCCTTCGAAGGATCAAAGGTTACAGCGTTGCGAATACCGTCTTTAGTCTTAGATCCGGCGAGTCGATAAGCCGTTATCGGGTGAAAGCAAGGCATTTTTCAAGACACGTAATATGAAGCTCACGAAGAATCGTCTCACGAGAAGAGCGAAAACGAACCTGAAATGAACAAAGAGCGACCCAAGGACGATCGCGATAAAGCGTCCAGGTCACCAACTTGCGACGACCAACATAGCTTTCTTCGCCAGGGATAAGCCAGCAGACGCCAAAATCTTTAAGAGTCAAACGAAAAGCCGCAGTAGCCATAGCAAGATCCAAATGAAACTAAGATGTTCAAAATGATAACTACGACGACCGCGGCAGGTAACAAGGGTTAACGCTTAAATGCGGAAACCGCCACGCAGAGGCGTAGCGCGAGTATTCAAAGTCTTCGTACGTGATGCACCTTTACGGAAAATACGCTTAGATGCCTTACGAGAAAGCTTATGACGACGACGAGACATAAAAACCTCACTTTTTAAAAAAAT